AAATCTGCACGCTGTTTGATATTGAATACAACAAAGCAAAGGAGAAGCTAGATGTCTAACTGCCCAAACTGCGAGTACCACAAGAACCGAGCCGCCCGATGGCGAGCCGAAGCCTATGCGCAAGCAGGGCACGACATCATTGAGCGCCCGTGGGTTGGGCTGACGGATGAGGAGATTAAAGCGTTTGATACTTGGCACGACAACAGAGAGGAAGAGATTGGTTGGGTCAATCCATCTGAAATCGTGGCCTACATTGAAACCAAACTCAAGGAGAAAAATAGTGGCTAAAGGACTACTCGATGACATACCCATCTACAACACCGCCCGTGACAAGGCATGGGAAGCGTTCATCAAACGCAAGGATGTGAAGCATCTGGTTAAGCACGGCGTGTTCGACAAAGGCTTCCCGCTGTATGGCGGCTACTACGAACTGTGGTGTCAGGCATGGGAAAGAGCTTGGACTGCGGGGTTCAAAGACGGCATAGAAGCAAAATCAAAGGAGAAAAATGAGCGCACCGTATAAACAAATAATAACTTTGGATTTCGAAACCTACTGGGACACCAAGGAAGGTTACACCCTAAGCAAAATGACAACCGAGGAGTACATACGTGACCCAAGATTCAAAGCCTTCGGAGCCTGCATCCATGAGTACGGATCAGACAAGCCAACCCAGTGGTACAGAGGAGACGAACTCCCACGTATCTTGGGTTGCTATGATCCTAAGACCACTGCTGTTCTGGCTCATAACGCTCAGTTCGATGTGTCTATATTGGAGTGGGTATATGACTGGCACCCATGCTTCATTTTTGATTCTCTTTCTATGGGTCGTGCTCTACGGGGTGTCGAGGTGGGAAACTCATTGATGAAGCTGGCACAGGACTTCGGGCTACCGCCCAAGGGCAACGCTGTGTACAACACCAACGGCTACAACAAGCTCACGCCTGAGATGGAGAAAGAGTTAGCCGACTACTGCGCACATGATGTGTACCTGTGTGAGCAAATATTTACCCGTTTGGCTGTTGGCTATCCCTCCAAAGAACTCCGGCTCGTTGACATGACCTTGAAGATGTACACCCGTGCGTGCTTGCAGCTTGACCCCAACATGCTGACCGATGCCATACTAGACGAAAAGGAAAAACGTGAAGCACTACTACAGAAGCTCGGCGTGGATGAGACTGCACTGGCGTCGAACCCGCAGTTTGCTGGACTACTTGAGAAACTCAATGTGGTTCCGCCAACCAAGACAAGTAAGACGACTGGGAAAGAGACACTTGCCCTCGCTAAAAACGATGCCCTATTTCAAACGCTACTCAATAGTGAACGTGAAGACGTTGCCCTACTTTGTGAAGCGCGTCTTCGGGTTAAGTCTACAACCGAGCGGACCCGTGCCCAGCGGTTCCTTGATATCAGCAAGCGGGGTGCGCTCCCGGTTCCGCTTTCGTACTATGGTGCTCAGACGGGAAGGTGGACAGCAAGCAAAGGCTCGGCCATCAACATGCAGAACCTCAAGCGAGGCTCATTCCTACGCAAAGCAATTATGGCTCCCGAGGGGCATCAACTCGTCGTCGGGGATCTCTCGCAGATTGAACCGCGAGTACTTGCATGGCTTTCAGATTACACAGACATGCTTGACATCTTCAAGGCTGGAGGCGATCCTTACGCCGCGTTCGGTGCGCAGATGTTTAACATACCCGGACTTAGTAAGGAAAGCCACCCTGACCTGCGGCAGTCTGCGAAGAGCGCGTTGCTCGGTTGCGGTTATGGGTTGGGGTGGGCAGCGTTCGCGTCACAACTTCTCACGGGATTTCTGGGGGCGCCACCGCAACGGTACGATTTGGGCTTTGCAAAGAAACTTGGTGTTACCCAAGCCATGGCGCAGAAGTTCCTAGACTGGGAAGTCAACGTTGAAAAGCTCCAAGAGATACCGCATACCTGCACAACCAGAGAGCTAGTCATTCACTGCCTAGCGGCCAAGGCTATCATCGACAAGTACCGCGCTACGGCTACGCCTGTGGTGGACTTCTGGGATTTGAACACCCAGCTTATCGGTGAGTGTCTGTACAAGGGGCGTGAGTACAAACACAAGTGCCTGATCTACCGCAAGGGTGAAATCGAGCTTCCCTCTGGCATGAAACTGTTGTATCCTGACCTCAACATCAGGCGCTACAAAGACGAGAAAACAAATAAAGAGCAACTGGAGTGGACATACGGGCCAGATCGTACTAAGATATATGCAGGAAAAATAACCAACAATGTCACGCAGGGCGTAGCGAGATGCGTGATGACTGATGGGATGGTACGTACTGCAAAGAGATACTTTGTGGCGGGAACAGTACATGACGAGCAGATCGTTGTGGTTCCTGATGCAGAGGTGTCTGAAGCTAAGACTTGGGTCTTGGCGCAGATGACTATGGAGCCGCCTTATATGCCGGGCATTCCATTGGACGCTGACGGTGGCGCACATCGTCGTTATGGGTTAGCTAAAAACTAGGAGAAGCAATATTGAAATTACCAACAAAAATAAGAGTAGGTAGGCGGTGGTACTCAGTCGAAGTAGTTGAAGCCATGCTTGACAAGCGTGACATGGGGCGGGTTCATTACGATGAACAACGCATCCGTTTAGGACGAACGAGTAACATCACAGGCAAGCCATTCAAGCCAGAGCAAATTACAGACACGTTCTGGCATGAAGTAGTGCACACAATCCTCAAAGACATGGGCGAACACAGGCTCAACTCCAACGAGGCGTTTGTCACCAAGTTTGCCAACCGATTAACAGAAGCCATTAACACAGCAAAGTTCGAATGAAAAAACCAGCATGGTCACACAGCAGCCTCAAAGATTTTGAAGGCTGTCAACGCAGGTATCACGAAGTCAAGGTCTTAAAGAAGTACCCCTTCCAAGAGACTGAGGCTACGCGCTACGGCAATCAGGTGCACGAAGCCATTGAGCACTACATCAGGGACAAGAAGCCAATTCCCCCTGAGTATGCGCAGTTCCAGCCTGTAGTGGACGCCATGCTAGGTAAGCCCGGACGGGCTCTTGCTGAGTACGAGATGGCGCTGACCGTGGACTTAAAGCCCACCAACTGGAAGTCCCCCGACGTTTGGGTTCGAGGCATCGCAGACATACTGATTGTGAATGACGACAACCTGACCGCTTGGGTGGGCGACTGGAAGACTGGCAACAACAAGTACCCCGATCGGGATCAGCTTGTGCTCATGTCACTGATGGTGTTTGCGCACTTCCCACACATCCGCAAGGTTAACTCTGCGTTGCTGTTCATTGTTAAAAATGATATGGTCAAGATGCAGATGACACGAGATCAAGCCGAGCAGTTCTGGTGGAAGTATCGTGAGCGTACTGCGCGTCTTGAAGCATGCTTTGAGAACGATGTATGGAACCCCAATCAAACCCCACTATGCGGATGGTGTCAGGTCACCGGATGCGAGTTCAACCCTAAGCACTAGGAGGAAGTAATGACACAGACCAACGGCAAGCGTGACTACAAACACGCATACAAACTGCAAAAGAAAACTGGCGAGACAGCCGATCAGATCGAGCGTCAAAAGGCAAGGCGCAAGTATGACAAGGCAGGTATCGACAGAGCGGGCAAGGACATTGACCACATCAAACCTTTGCGTGCAGGCGGTAAATCTGCAGCAGGCAACACACGTCTCCGTAACAAGAGCGCCAATCAGAGCGACAACGGAAAATAATAGCTTGGAGAAGCAATGGAAATCGTAGAAGACAGAGCACTTATCTTACGCACAAGGAACCCGCACAAGTATTCAGTTATCCCTAAGAGCAAGGCAATGCCCCGTGAAGACGGAGGCTACGATGTCGCTGTGTATTGGGGCTTAGATGAAGCGCGGGTCTTGCGTAACCTAGGTGTTAAAAATGTGCCATCGCCTATCACTAGGCGCTACGAGTGGCCGGGGCGTTACAAGCCCATGGCTCACCAGATCGAGACGGCAGCGTTCCTCACGCTGTACAGGAGAGCATTCGTGTTCTCTGAGCCCGGCACTGGCAAGACTTTGTCGGCTCTCTGGGCGGCTGACTACCTGATGAAGCTAGGTAAGGTGCGCAGGGTTCTCATCCTGTGCCCCTTGTCGATCATGCACAGCGCATGGATGGGTGACATCAACAACAGCGTGATACATCGCTCTGCCGTTATCGCTCACCATGCGCAGGCTAGTCGCCGTATCGAGATGATTCAGCGTGACTACGAGATCGTCATTACCAACTACGAGGGGCTTAACCTCATCGCTGATGAGATACGCAACGATGGCCGGTTTGACCTTGTGATTGTTGACGAAGCCAATGCGTACAAGACCATCACCACACGCAGGTGGAAGTCTCTCAACTCTATCCTGACACCTAACACGTACTTGTGGATGATGACTGGTACGCCTGCATCGCAGTCGCCTGTGGATGCGTATGGGTTGGCTAAGCTTGTGAACCCAGAGGGTGTGCCCAAGTTCTTTACTGCATGGCGCGATCAGGTGATGAACAAACTGACGCTGTTCAAGTGGACTCCCAAGGCAGACGCTAAGGACAAAGTGCATGAGGCTCTACAGCCTGCCATTCGCTATACCAAAGAGCAGTGCCTTGACTTGCCTCCAGTCATCACGATGACGCGTGAGGTGGCTTTAACGCCTCAACAAGCCAAGTACTACAACCTACTGAAAGAGCGCATGCTGGTGCAAGCCGCAGGCGAGACCATCACGGCAGTCAATGCCGCCGCCGGTGTGTCCAAGCTCTTGCAGATTAGTTGCGGTGCGGCCTACACAGACGACAAGGAAGTTGTTGAGTTTGACTCAGCGCCTCGCCTTGCAGTACTGGAGGAGATACTTGAAGAGACCGATCGCAAGGTCATCATCTTTGCTCTGTTTAGAAGCACCATCGACACCATCAGCAACTACCTCACAAAGAAGGGTATCGTCAATGAGTGCATTCATGGAGACATTACGCCAAACAAGCGCGGTATAACTATCAGTCGCTTTCAAACGGAAGCCGACCCTCGAGTATTGGTGATGCAGCCTGCGGCTTCTGCCCACGGCATTACGCTTACTGCCGCTGACACCGTGGTGTTCTACGGCCCATTGATGAGTGTCGAGCAGTACATCCAATGCTGTGCCCGTGCTGACCGCAAGGGGCAAGACTCCGACAAAGTTACTGTGATTCACATTCAGGGAAGCCCGATTGAGAAGCGCATGTTCAATGCCTTGGCTGGGAAAGTTAGTGATAACTCACTACTGACCCAAATGTTCGACACTGAAATTAAATCCTGAAAGGGGGTTGCAACGTTAGAAAATCCATGTAAACTGTCCAACCTTAGACAATAATTAAACCGGAGAAGCAAATGTCAGAAGACTCAGTACCGCTAGACAAACTAGCAAAAATCTACCGCAAACTGCGTAGCAAGATTGCCGACCTGACCCAAGAGTACGACACGCAAGTGGAGCTACTCAAGGCGCAACAGGAAGAAATCAAGAACGCAATGAAAGACCAGATGAAGGCGATTGGCGTCACATCTGTACGCACTACCGAGGGCACTGTCGTGCTGTCTGTGAAGACGCGTTACTCCACACAGGACTGGGATGAATTCAAGAAGTTCGTCATAGCCCACGAAGCCATCGAGCTTTTGGAGAAGCGCATTGCGCAGACCAACATGAAACAGTTCTTGGAAGAAAACCCCGGGGTCGTACCGCCCGGACTCAACTCGGCCTCTGAGTATGACATCTCTGTACGCAAACCAACTTAAACGGAAATCAAAATGAGCAATATCGCTATGTTCAACCCCTCAAATGTTCCAGCTTTTGCACGCAATGCGGAACTCTCAGCAACTACTTTGGCCTTGGCTGGCGGTGTGAACACCAGTGCCGGCATGAAGCGTGTCTCAATCAAGGGCGGTGTTTTCCGCTTGCTGTCTGGTGGCAAGGAAGTCGCCTCTATCGAAGACCGCCACTTGGATGTGATCGTGGTTAAAGCTGCCCCCAAGGTCAGCCGTATTTTCTACGCTGGCTCCTACGATAAAGACGCGGCTGCAGCCGCTCCTGACTGCACATCTGCTGATGGTGAGAAGCCCGATGCAGGCGTGAAGAACAAGCAGTCATCAAGCTGTGCCACATGCCCACAGAACATCGCTGGGTCTGGCAATGGTCAAAGCCGTGCCTGCCGTTACCAACAGCGCTTGGCTGTAGTTTTGGCTAACAACCCTGATGGCGATGTCTTGCAGGTCACCCTGCCAGCCACATCCATCTTCGGCAAGGAAGACGGCGACAAGCGCCCATTGCAAGCCTACGCTCGCTACATGGCGGCTCAGACTCCTCCTGTTAACTTGGATGCCATCGTGACCCGCATGAAGTTTGACACCAAGGCTGAGTCTCCCAAGCTGATCTTCGCACCTGTGCGTTGGTTGACTGATGACGAGTACGCGTCAGCACAGGAGCAGGCCAAATCCAAGGATGCTGAGAAGGCCGTAGCCGTTACCCCTGCCACTGCTGACGGCGTTGTAGCCCCTGCACCCTTGGCTATCGAAGGCAAGCGCCCCAGCCAATGGGTGAGATGGTGGACGCAGACGAAGCAGAAGCTATGGCCGAAGTCAAAGCAACCAAAGCTAAGAAAGCCAAGGCTGTTGAGGTGGAAGCTGAAGAAGAACCCGAAGTGCGCAAAGCCGCACCCAAGGTCGAATCCGTACCAGCTAAGAAGAACAAGCTGGCCGACATCGTTGCTGATTGGGACGATGAGTAATTAAATCGGGGCGGCACTGGGAAGCAGCTAGACGCTGTGGGACACGTTCCCACTTTAAGTGCCCTTTAAGTCGCCCCACCTAAACCACTATGGCTTACTCACAAAAAATCATTGACGAAGTAGCGAAGACTCCCAAGTCTCTGGGCAACCAGCTTGGGCGTTGGGCGATTCATCTTGACTTCCCAGTCACGAAGATTGCCTATGCTCTCGGCGTCTCTCGGCAGACGGTCTACAACTGGTTCACTGGCACGGAAGTGTTTGTGGCCTATCGTAACCGCGTCGAATTCTTAACCAAAATAATGCAGACCTCACGCACAGCGGATGAGGCATGGAGAAAAATATGTACGGAATACAACCTAGATCCCTCACCACGCAAGAACTGATTCGCTTTGCTGAAGACATTGTGCACACGCCCAACGGCTTGCCCAAGAACTGGCAAATGGAATTACTGAGCCGTATTGCGGGTTACCCCATCATGGAGCGACCAACAACCACAGACCCACGCCAACTCGAACTCTTCTAAACCGCAAGGATCTCAATGACTCCGCTTGAGTTTTTAGCGGTTGTTCTGCCGCCGCCAGAATTTGGTCGGTACTGCGTAGCAGAACTCAATACGAAAGAGCACGCCTTTGTGCAAGCTCTTGAAGATACAGAAGCG